ACTCGTCAGGTTGCCGATCGGCATCCCGACCTCCATGAGCCGGTCAGCCTTGTCGCATTGGTCAGGGCTCAGGCCCAGCGGCAGGCCGAAGGCCGTATGCTCGCAGTTAATGATCGTACCGAGCAGCCAGAGGAGATCCTCGTCGTCAATTTTCCGGCGCAGGATGTCCATGAGTGTCCGGTGATCTACACGGTAGAAATATTTGCTGATGTCGAGCTTCAGGTAATACCATTCGCTCGGCTTTCTGTCGACTGCCCGCATCCAGTATTGAAGGCGGTCAGCTGCTCGGTGGGTTCCCTTGCCTTCCCGGCAGCCGTAAGAGTCATAAATGAATTGCTTATCAAATAGGTGGTTGATTTGCCGGTATATAGCCCACTGCACGACGCGATCCCTGAATTGCAGCGCCATGATCAGGCGCTTTTTAGGCTCGTAGACATAGAACTCGCGGTACCGGCCGACCTTGTAGGTGTGCCACATGAGCTCGTTTTGGAGCTGGATCAGGTTTTCCTCGAGGTGAGCCGTAAAGCGCGCCACGTCATCCCTGAACCATTTGCCGCGAGCTGCCTCTCTGTACGCGTTGTAGAGGTTGTCCCAGCTGTAAATGTCCTTGTAAATGTTCGATATTTTTGCCATCTGTCTCCCTCACAATATTGACGCCATGCGTGGCAATACCCGGAGGCTGCTTTTGGGTTGGTAGCTTCCGAGTCCGGTCTCCCGGCACGCCTGCCTTCATGGCAATTTAATCTTTTGCCCCCTGTTACTCAGGAGGCAGGGAGATGCGCCCCTTTGGCCTTGGCGTTGTCCTTCGCCCTTGAGCGACAGGCTTCTAACATTCAGGCCAGAGCGGAGCGGAAGCCGATGTTCGTGTTGACGTTCGACCGAGGGTTGTTGCCGTTCATGCAGAACACACCAGCGTTCGACGTGTTGTTCCAGTTGCCGCCACGATACGCGAGCCGCTCGATTTTATTCGGCGCATCCCCCGCAGGTGCTATTTAGTGGATTTTATCCACTTGCCGAGGAGGCGGCCGATCTCGTTGATTTCCTTCGACCATTCCTCATGCACACCTGTGGAAATAAGCCGTGCCTCTGGTGCGACTGCTATATCAATATAGGCCCGTAGAACTTCGAGCTCTGCGTCGATCTCCATCTGGTACGGTCTTTTGCTGTCTCTTGTCTTGTTCCCGAGTATAGTAAGCCGCAGGATCTTGTATTCGCTTTCCCGGATCGCAGCGCCGAGGACGAACTTCTCGGGCTTCTTCATGTTCATGATGCGGGGCGTCGATTTCAGGATCATGCGGTTTATTCGCTGTTGTAGTATAAAATCGGCCATGTGTTCACCTCAAATATGGAAGGGCGTCCTTTGGTGGGACGCCCTTGTCAGATTTTCAGATTGGCAGATCTCAGATCCCCGGAATGTAAGCGGAGCGGAAGCCGAGGTCCGTGCCGACGCCCGACCGAGGGTAGCCGCCGTCCATGCAGAACACACCAGCGGCCGACGTGCGGTTCCAGAGGCCGCCACGATACGCGAGCCGCTCTCCGTTGTTCCTCATATATATCGAGTCGCCTCCATAGTTGCCGTCCGGCTCGTTAGGAAATAGACAGAGAACTTTCAAGAGCTCCGGAACATTCACGCCTTCGGCTGCTGTTAGCGATGCGAAGCTGACTGCACCATACGGAGTATCGCCTGTTTGAGGGTACTGGATCACGGTGTTCAGTCTAAAAGCCCCGCTTGCCGTTGGTGCCGCAAGGTAGTCCCACTTCAGTGTCCCGGGTGTACCCGGAGCCACCAGCGAACCGTCTGGCATAATTGCCTTCCAGAGCGTGCTATCAGGGTTTTGGTTTATCTGCATGGCTGCATTGTTGTCGGGTATGATCTGGATTTCCCCGTCGACTGTCCTGTATCCACCTTGCCACTCGTAGACGTTGCCATTCAAGTCCCATATACCATCTTCTTGCCAGTTATCTGACCATGAGACTGGGCCGGAACCTGTGGCCACTCTGCAAACTCTTCCTCCGCCGTCGATATATGTCGGTATACCCGTTTCCCATGGGGCCGAGTGATCTTTGCCGTAGTTGTTGTTGCCCCTCGGCATCGTTCCGCGGTTCCTTGCCTCCTGTGCAATAAAGGCATATTCGGCAATAGTCGGAAGGTGGAAGCCCGGGCCATTCGCCTCGCAGGCTGCCTTTGCGTTGTTGAAGTTTATGGAGTTTCCCGGATCCTGCATAGGCAGAGAGTAGGCTCTGCCTTTATATACTACATTTTGGAACTTGCTAATGTAGAAGGATGGAACCTCCACGCCGTCCACTTTAAAAGCTGGGTGTGTGCTTGCACTGCCCCCGGATATGACGTCAGAGATCTGCTTTTTGTCCTTTCGCACCATGATGGAAGGGAGGCCGACGTCGTTGTATATCGCTTCATTTGTGCCGCCGCTCAGCAGGCGAACGGCGACATCAAAGTCTCTGTTTGTTATAGCCATGACTTACACCTCCACAAGAGCCCACAACACGAGCTCGACATTGTCCATCGAGAATGGGATGGGGATGGTTTTCTCCGGATCTTCGTACTGTCTGGCCGGGATGTTGATATTTGCGACAAAATACTTTGAAGGGCCAGCGATCAGGATCTTGTCGTCATCCCTGCATATGTCAATAATCTGAGCCTCGTCCCTCTCGTACTTTATGAGGTTGAGGGTGATCTCGTCGTCTCCGAACGTGATCTTGTTGCCGTCCACCGTGTAGGGGATTTTCGGGCCTTCGTTCTGTTCTCTAATGATCATATTCTGTTAGCCTCCATTTCTTTTTTTATTTCAGCGGTATGCCTTGAGATTTCTCTTGCACATTCCCGCTGCTCAGCAGTTGCTCTCTCAGGGTTTACCCCGTAGCTTTTCAGGATCATGGCCTCATGGGCCCTTTGCTCGTCTGTTTTGATAATGACGTTGGCCATTTACATCATACCTCCTTGAACCTTCAGTCTCAGCGTTACGCTGGAGGCCGTGCCGCTATACTGCGCCTTGAAGCCGTTGGTCTGCTTCGTGGTGATGATAATGTCTCCGACGGTGCCCCCGGTTGCTCCTGTTATTTCGGCCGTCACATTGTAGGTGGTACGGTTCCTTGTTTTGGTCGCCGGTATGTCGACATTTTGAGCTGTATTTCCGGTGAGCGTCTTTTCAATGGCCACGACTTCGGCCTCGGCCTGTGCATCACGCTGCAGCCTTGCTCTCATAGCGAGCAGGCCGTTGAGTGCGATGGACTCAAAGATTCCGGCGTCCATGGTGTTGAAGTTTTCAGCGCTTTGGTCGGTGCCTTCCTGAACGCCTTCGACATGATCCACCCAGTTGATCGCTCTATACATTCATTTCGCCTCCTTTACACCGCGCCCTCTATGATGGGGAGCGTTATCTTGAATATTGCGCCCTGTCCGGATGCGACCGAGACATTGTCGGACTGTTCAGCTGCCACCTCGCCGTCGACGTCGATGATCCTTATCCCTGTAATAGTGGCAGGGGCCCCGACGTTTGCGCTGCTAAAAACAGCATGGATCACGATGTTGTTGCCTTCGATGACTTTCCTTTGAATGGTGCCGTCGACATAGTTGCTGCCGACTTTGGCCTGAACTTTGTGGATGTTTTTCATCCACCACGTTCTTCTCTTGGCCAGAAAATTACTTGTGTAAAATGCCACTGGTTTCGCCTCCTTTACTGCATTGTTTTGCGAGTGCCGCATTTTATGAAGTTGAACGCCTGCTTCGTTATGGATGCGCCAGCGGTGGCAGCTGCGGCTCTCTCTATGATTTTTCCGAGATATGCGGGCTTGTGTCTTGTCCCGCACTTAGGAAAATTAAAAACCGTAGGCTCCACCGTTCTGGCTGCTATGATGACAGCACCGCACTCCTCATAGTAGAAAATGCCGTCAAGTATAGAGCGGGCACTTTTGGCTTCGGTGGCGATCCTGCGGAACTCTTGAAATATTTCGTCCGTCATGTCCTTGTTTGATGTCAGGACGATGAAGTGGTAAGGAGCTGCCTCGAAGGGGTACACTGCATCAAACCACTCCTGAACGTAACCGCTGCCGAAGTAAGCGCTGACCAGCTGCTCAACGGCTCGCTTGGTACCGCGCTTTGAGTGAACCAGATCCGAGACTTTGATCGTTTCGCGCTTTCGATCCAGAGGAAGGGCCGAGCTGTACCAGTCGACATTTAGCTCCCACGCCAGCTCGTCAAGTTCCGCATCGTCAAGCTCGTCGATCTTATCCCATGTCCGCAGCTGCTTGACCTTGCTGCCGGGTTCCGTGATTAGTTTATTGACCGCTTTGGCCAGAGCCTCGACGGCTGCATCATCCCGCATGAATATCGGGATCAGCTTCCGGATGTCTGCATCTGATAGCCGCATCATACCACCACCTCGTGAGAGACAACGAGCGATCCGCTGTGTTTGGCCACGGTCGTCTCTGATAGTTCTGTAAATGTCGGCTTGATGATGTCCACGCGAACCGCACCGACCAGATCGCTGGCCCATGAAGGGGCGAGGATCAGGGCGCGCAGCTTGTCGGGGTTGATGTCGCGATCCAGTGCCGAGTCTTGCCAGTAGATATACTGGTCAATAGCTCCACCGGGGCCCTCAATGGTCTCGATGGCCCTGCTTTCGTCCGCGGCCGTCGTGTAGTATTTGAGCTCAATGTCATAATAGTGGACGCTTGGAGCTTCGACGATCACATGGTCGGTGAGCGGCCTGACGTCGTCAGCGCTGCACGCAGCGAGCACCTTGTCGAGGATGCCTTGGCTCGGTATAACTCCACCGTAGCAGATCGGCACGATCTTCACCCGGCCGTCCATTGTCCGGTCGATTTCGATGCCGATTTCCTCAGCAGCTTCCAGAGCGCCGCCCGGTGTCATGGTGATGGTGAGCAGCTCGTCCTCGTATGCTGCTGTATAGTCCGTTCCGAGTGTGGCCGGTGTAGAGCTTCCTGATGCGTACACCTTCAGGGTGTCGGGCAGCAGGTTGCCGCCGCCTTTGTATGCCTTGCCGGCAGAGACGGAGAGCGTCCGGGTGATGGTTTCCTTTTCGTTCTGGACGACCACGTCGGAGACCGTCGGGTCTGCCGATTTGGCCCAGTATTTATAGGCATTGACTGGCCCGGCTGTTGATAATTTGGACGGCGCGTTCCGGATCCTTTCCCGGAGGCTGTCGTCGCTTTCTTCGTCGCTGCCCCCGGCGGTGGCTGTTATGTTTTCCACACTATCCACATACGGGATCAGGTCGACGATGACGTTGATGTCTCCGATCTTGATGTCGTTGTATATTGTGCCGCCCTCTGTGCTGGTTGCAGGTACGGTCACGGAAGTCGCTCCGGCCATGATGACGGCCGTGGTGTCCGTTGCGAAGTACCTGACATTGTCGTTGGTGACTCTGGTGCCGGCCGGGATGATTACGTTCCAGTCGACCGGCGCGTTCATTGAGAAGCGCAGCGTCGTGGTTGCCGGTACCGGTTCTTGCCTTGTTACGCCGGCACGTTCGCCCAGCGCATCGAGTACGGGGCCCCGAGCATATCTGAGCATTTTCTGACGAGCTGCGTCGTTGACCGCGTTATACATGGCCACAAAAAGAGGGACGAGAGCCTCCCCGAACAGGCGACGCTCGTCCCCGGGGTATAACGGCTCAGCCACGCCGTTCTCCAGCTCGCTAATGATCGTCTCATGGATCTCCTGCGAGTCGGTTGTTATAAAATTAAGATCAGGCATTTGCGTCTCCCTCCTTTGCATGATTGATGGTGATGCCTGCGTTCAGAAGGAAGTCGCCGGTGATGGTTGTGAGGGCTTCTATGTCGACGCTGTCGACATCAATGCGCGGCTCATAATTCTCGAGGAGCCACGCGGCATCAGCTGCCGTATCGCTTCTGGCACTTGTCGCCGGAGAGTCGATGTTGGCGATGCTCAGCCCTTTGGTGCGCTCATACGGAACCTCTCCGCGAGTTATTCGCAGCAGGTTGGCCGCGCATAGCTCTGGTCTGCTGTTGCCTTTTGCTTTCAATACGCATTCCTCCTTTACGCGAGCGATAGGTCTTTTGTATATACCCAGCTGTTGATCCCGTCCGGATGCCCGAGCAGCGCCCTGTCGTTCTTGATCTGTGAGACGACGTGCGTGCGATCCTTTACCCAGCCGGGGATCTTCTGGCCGGTTGCGTAGTTTGTGCCGATGATTTTGACCTTGCTGCCGACCTTCATGGTGGTGGTGCTTGCCTTTTGGAGGGCAGTGTTTGTCGGTTTCACTTCTGCTTTTGTTGCTGTAGATGGGCCGACTGTCAGGGCTGTCCCCGTTCCGGTGGCCTTTTTTTCTTCGGCTATTTCCTCGAAGCTCATGCTCAGCTTGGCCCGGTGTATCCGGCCGAAGTCATCCAGCAGCACGTCACTCAGCTCGATCCTCTTGAGTTGGAACTTTGGCCCGAACTTCTTGCCGGACAAATAAAAATAGTCGGACTTGCCGACCAGCTGCTCCCACTCTTTGATCTCTGCCTCGACATTGACGCCGAGGGCTGCATTGAGCTCGGTGGTGAATGACAGAGGCACCAGCTTCCGGCCTCGCTCGTTGGTTGCCGGCGAGTCCTCGAGGTCTGTGTTGGTCTCTGCTTTTAATTCGTAGGAGGTAGAAAGCCCGGTGAGAGTGAGCACTTTCTTCGGTGTTACCTCCCAACGTTTTGTCCTCCATTTTGCTATAACTGCCAATAGAACCGCCTCCTTTACTGCGGGCCGCTCGTTGTCGAGCTGCCGGGTTCAACGCCGCCATGGACGTGACCGTTGACGCTGTCGAGGCTTCCGGTGGTGATGTCGTTGTCGACCGTGAGGCTGCCGTTGATCGTGACGTCTCCACGGAGTACGCCGAACCATTCGCCATCCATCCGACCGAGCAGCTGCCCGGTGTGATCGTCGAAGATCACATAAATGACCTCGGTGCCCTTCTTGAGGTTTCCGGAAGCGCCGCGCATATACCACGGTATGACCACGGGCCGGGAGACGAGGCTGTTGCTTTGGCTCGGGCTCACTCTGGCCATGGTCAAGTCTCCATTTCTATCGGCAGGGCCTTCAATGGTCAGGATCGTGCCTTTTTCAATGTTTGCCATCAATATCCCTCCAATAGTTTCCTGAAAAAGAGCTTTGTCTCCCCCTTGATGTAGTCGTGGCGGGCTTTGGTAATGAATACAGGGCCGTCCCACGCGCTGGCCTTGGCCGTCTTGATATTGATTAGACTGGCCGCAGCGTAGCCCAGCAGGAGGCTCTTTTTGATGGTTCCGGTGTAGCTTTCCTTGTTTGCTGCCCTGAGCAGGTTCTTAGCGTATCTCATGGCCTCGCCGTTACTTGTGCAGTTGATCGGGTTCCTCGGCCTTAGCACTCGGCTGGAGTTGCCACCGTTTGGCGCGGTGAATGTTCCTTTATATTTCCCGCTGACCACCTCTGCGGAGCCATAAGAGAGGGCGCTGTTGTCAAAATACTCAAATACACCGTCCTCGCCGATCTCCAGCGTGGCCGTCGGCTCCAGCCCTTCCATGTACTGCTCGTTGTAGACGATCAGCTTCCCGTCGAATATAAGCATCCCGCATCCTTCGAGCTGGCACCTCTGAAGGTAGAACTCGAAGTCGGTCATGCCGTTCTGCGATAGGTAGGGGTAAATCTGATCCTTTACGCCGTAGTATGCGAAGTCAAGGCCGTGCCGCTTTGCTATGTCTTGGCCCAGTTGCAGGAAGCCGATGGACTCCCATGACCTGTTGTTGATGTTTTCGCCACTCAGGGGCATGGACATCGCTCTCAATGTAAAGAGCCCGTTCTCCGGTTCGATCCCGGAGACGAACATTTTCCCGGTACGGGCCGCGCCCTCAATGAGCTCGACCTTTTCGCCCTTGACCGGGTTCCATTTGCTCCAGAGGCCCTTGGTATCGTTGAAGCGTATGACCAGCGTGTCGCTGCGGCCGGATGCGTTCATTTCATGGACGCAGGCGTTGACCGAGACGCTCGGCCATATATCCACGCCTTCATATATCAGCTTCATGATGTGCTTTGCCTCCATGGCGGCAGCGTGGCGGGCGTTTCCACGCTGTCGAAGATCGGGATCCTCAGCGGCACGTCAGCATCGAATATTATGACGTCGGCATAATCCGGGTTATATTCGATGATGCGGCTCGCCATTTTCTCGTCGTTATAAACAGACAGGGCGAGCGCGTCGAAGGTGTCGCCCTGCCTTGTGGTATAGTTAATAAATCGCGTGACGCGCAAAGTCTCCGACCTCCCTTCTGGCCAGCCAGCGCTCAAGCCAGTCAAAGAACTCGAGCTCGTGCTGCTTCAGTTTTTCCATGAGATCGCTGGTGTCTGTGTTTCCATCGGCCTCGATCTGCGGGTTGTAGTGGAAGCCAGAGAAGTCGTAAATGATGACTGTGGACTCCGTCAGCCCGGCGAGTGAAAAATCGTCCAGTCCGAGAAGTTGACCGGCTTGGGCCCAGTAGCCTATGTTCTCTTTGCGGTGCGCCGGGTCAAAGGATATAATGGCTTCTGTGCCAGCTTCTCCGGCGATGCTTATGCCGTCGGTGAAGCCACCGGAAGCGAACGCTGGAAGCCCATCTATCGACACGACGATCGGCTGGTTTTTGTCAATGACTCCGAGCAGCTCACCGGCTTTTTTCCAGTATTCAATATCTTCCTTCCTGAACTGAGGGAGGAATGAGATCACTGCCTCCATGCCGGCCTCGCCAGCGATGCTTATGCCGTCGGTGAAGCCACCGGCTGCCAGCCTCGGGATCAGAGGAATGTTAATACCTTTTCCACCGACGCCCGGTACCCAGTCGGGGATCTTGAGCTTGTTCAGTCCCTTCAGAAACATATTGATGCCGTCGATGATCCAGTTTATTGGTGCCTTGAATATGGCCACCATACCGTCCCATATTCCGGAGAATATCTTGACGACTGCATCCCACGCGCCCTGCCAGTTGCCTGCGAATACGTTCTTCACGAAGTCGATCACACCGCTGAATACAGTGATCAGCGCGTCTATTATCGGCCTTATGCCGGCGATGGCGTTGCCGAGCACTTCGGTGAATAGCCCGGAGAGCCACTCGATGATCGGCCCCAGCGGTTGAAGTACCGCGTTGATTAGCTGCGAGAGCACGAGGGTCAACGGAGCGATGGCCTGACTTATCAGGTCGAGTACAGGCTGGAGCACTGCGACGATAAGGTCGAGGATCGGCCCGAGCAGCTGGATGATGACATCCAATATCGGCATGAGCGCCTCGAGCAGTTGCAGCACGATCGGCATAATTGAATTAAATAACTTCATGACCGGGGGAATGAGGGTAGTCAATAGTCTGCCACCTATATCCACGATCATCGGCAGGAGCCTCTTGAGTACAGGCAGCAGGCCGCTGAATAACTCGGTGATAAGTGGTTGCAGCACGGTCACGGTCTCCTCAATAATCGGGGCCAGTGACTCCATCGCCTCAGCGACAACGGGCATTAGGCTATTGAGGGAGTCGAACATGGTGTTGGCCAGTGGTTTGAGCGCGACTTCTGCCTGCTGTTTGAACATTTGCAGCCGCTCAGGGAAGTCCATCGTGTCCTCAGCTGCACCCAATATGGTCTCGCTGTTCTCTTTGAGTGAGGCAGTAAAGTCCTCGACCGCAAGAGTTCCGTCCCGGATGGCTGCGGCCATCGTTGAGCCAGCACGAGCTCCGAAGATCTCGCTGGCGATGGTCGTCGCTTCGGCTGCGCTGCCTGCGTTCTTGATTTTTTCATAATAGAGCTGAAGCCCTTCGCTCGCCGAGTAGCCCTCTTTTGCAAGAGCCCCGACGCTCTTTTTCATGGCTGCCAGAACTTCATCGGTCTGCACGCCGGCCTTTTCCATCTGACCGATCAGAGCAGTGGCATCCTCGAAGCTGTAGCCCATTTCTTGAAGCTGCGGAGCGAATTGCTGAGCCTTTTGCATGAGCTCGGTGAAACCGATGCCTGTTGCTTGGCTGGCCTTAAATACGAAGTCCATGGCCTCGCCCATCTTTTCGGCGTCAATATTCCATGCTTGGAAGGCTTGAGACGATCCCTCGATGACTCCGTTCAGGTCATCCCCCAGCATATTGCTGACTTGGAGGGCCTGCTTTGAGATCTCCTGAAGGGGCTCGCCGGTCAGCCCGAGGCGGGTGTTGTAGTCGGCGATGGCCTTGCTGGCGTCCTCCATGGTCGTCGGTACGCTTTTGTATACCTCGTCGAAGTCGGACAGGAGAGCGTCAAGCGCTTCACCGGTTGCGCCGGTTCCGATCCTGATCGCGTCCGTTGCTTCATCGAACCGGCCGCCGAGATCCGTGAGATATTGCCCGGCCTCCATGACTGCTTTGCCTGTGGCGATCGCTATGCCGCCGACGGCTGCACCCACGGCCAGAGCTTTGACGTTGATGCCCTCGAGCTTGCCGGTTGCCTCCTCGATAGACTTGCCGAGGGTGGGGCTGATCGTACCGGCGATCTCGACAATAGCTTGCAAGGTTTTACTTTTGGCCAATACGCTCACCTCCCTCTATATTTGGCCCTTGGCTGGTACTTATGTTTGGCGTTTTTCTCACGCCTTTTCTGTTCTTCTGCCAGCTCCTCCGCGGCCTCTGCGTAGTCGATTAGGAAGTCAATGACTCGCCTTTTTTCGAGTTCGGTGACGCTGGTGTGGTAGACTCTGGCATAGTCTCTGATGCATCTTCTGAGTCGTCTTGCTGTGACTTGCCCGCCGAGCTTAAAATAAAATTTCGGCCGATCTTCATTACCTCCATGACGTCCACGCCTTTGATGCGTTCGAGATCGGTGATGTCATACGAAGGGTTCACGGCCTGAATGGCAGCGAAGCCGAGATAGAGGTGGAGGCCATAATCGAGCTCCACAGCCCCGGACAGGTTGCCACCCTTTGATCCAGATGCTCTCAGTTTTCTGGCATCCGCTTCAGCGAACGCCTGCGGAGTGATTTCGTTCGCGTCATATGTCAGCTCTGTGACCTTCTTGCCGTTGATCATGATCGGATTTTTGAGTTTGATGCTTTCCATTGGTTCTGACTCCTTTCAATAAAAAGCCCCCGAGGGCTTTCCCGGGGGCTTTAGATTATAATAGACTGTTGATCTTGCTGTAATAGTCGACGCCGTTGATCCTCAAGATCTGGCTCAATCTATCCACGAGCAGGATCTCCGTGCCTCCGACAAATAGCTGGTAACGAGTAACCGCGAATGCGATCTCGTTCTCGGAGTTCGATCCGATTTCCACGCCGATGGCCGGCAGGAATTTCGGCACGCCACGGATAAACGCCTTGCAGCCCTCTGGCTTGCTGGTGCCATCCGATAAGCTCACATTGTGCACCCACCTGAACTCGAGGTTCTGCTTTTCGAGGCGCATCATGCGGCTGAGGCCGAGGTCTGTACCGATCTTTGTGATGGTTGCCTCCATGGCCTCAATAAGGCCGACGGCGATGACCTCCATGGATCCCATGGCCTGAGCTTCGCCGGCCAACGGTGTGATGGCCGGAAGGGTGAAGGCCACGTCCTTGGCCACGAGAACGCCGTCGGAGTAAACCGTGTCGGCGATGTTTGTGCTTTTAATATCCATCCATGGCATTACTGTTCACCTCCAAAGTAAGCAGCGAAGCCCTCGTCCGTATATGTCACATAAACGGTCGCGCTCTTGAGAGGCGGCGTAGGTGTGACGCAGATGTCCCAGCGGAAGTCGCCGTTCATCATGTCATTGGTCGGGTTTTCGCTCTCTAAAAAGTAGACTTTCGGGTTCCCGATCAGAGCGCCCTCGCTTTTGAGGGTTTCGAGCTTTTCCTGCTCGCGGTTCAGGATAGTCTCCTGAAGGGAGAGAGCCATCGGCTCGTCGATGGAGGTGCCCCATTCGCGCTGGAAGGAGTTCGTGATGTGCATGAGCATCCTCATGGACGTATCGAAGATAGCGCGAGCGTTGAAGGAGCCGCCGTAGGTGTAAGCCGCCGTGTGGTCTCCCCATAGTCTCCAGTTGCTCTCCCAGTAGATGGCCGTGCTGATGCCGTTGCTGGTCAGTTCCTTGGCCTCCTGCTGGTCGAAGCCTTGGTTCGGAGAGTCAGGGCCGAAGTATTGCCTTGTGATCGGGATCGGCTTGTTGCCCGGCGTCTCCATTGGGATCGACTTATGGCTGAAGTCTGCCCTCATCATTTCGACGACGGCCATGGTGCTCAGGTGGTAGATCTTCGAGCCATTTGCGCCCATAGGCCAGTAAACCTTTGACCTCTCGGACTTGTAGTTGTTGTCATTCCTCCACTGTTTGGCCTTCTCGATGGTGTCCACCGCAGTCGCGCCGTCCTTTATCGGGATGTCGGCCAGAACGAAGGCATCCCAGTGCCCGTTGATTTTCTGCGACGCTGCCACCATAGCAGTGTAAACATCGGGGATCTTGCTCCATCCGGGAGCTGCGATAAGGTTGGCCACTGCGTTGAAGTTCTGGTATAGGAACTTGATGGCTGCCAGTCCAGAGGCGACGCCGTCGCTGGTAATGCCGCCGATGATGGTGTCCTTTGTGATTTGTGTCAGGTCAACCTCGGAATATGATGCCGTGATCGTTGTCATCGGAGTCTCGCTGATGTCGAAGATCGTCAGGGTCTTGGTTCCGTAGTCGTAGCTCAGGCGGTAGTCCACACCCTCGACCTTTTCATCGAGTGCAAAGGTGTCGAGGATGATCTTGTCGCTGACAATGGTGGCCATTTTATTGGCGAATGTCAGCTCTTTGGTCGTTGGTGTCGCTTTTTTGTGAACCGTCGGATCGAGGACATTGATCATGTAGATCGGGCCCACGTTGCCGATGGTGTTGTTGAAATGCGCGTCGATGGCCTCGCATAAGCTGAAGCCGGCCCAGTCGTCCGAATAGCCGACCTTTCTCTTGGCCTCGTTGATGTTGGACAGCTTCACCGGTGTGTTGATGATCCCGGCGTCCGCATATCCTCTGACGAGGTTGACAGGCGCTACACCGACATATACGGGAACCGTGCCGGCCTGCGTGGCATTTTGCGCGACATCGTCACCGATGTGGCCGAACGCGCCGTATAAATATTCGTTTGCCATGTTCTTCACCTCTCTGAATTATAGGTATTGATGGTATTCTGGAGCCCGCGCCAGCCCACGCTCCACCGTGAAGGTGATCCACGCGAACCAGTAAGGGTACCAGTCGGAGATCGCATCCTGCTCCATGAATGGCCCGAAGCTGATGCCATCCTCCTTAACAATGCGCAGGCCGTCGATATATTCCGTACTTTCGAGCGCCAGCAGTGCCGCGTCCACGAAGTTCCAGACGTCACGCCAGCCTTCGCCGTGCCGGGTAAATAGGGCCCGGGCTTCCGGTGTGTTGTATCGGGTGTATGAGCCGTTACCATTTGCGTGAAATAGTTCCGGGCCATGGGTTCCCGGGTTCCATGCCGACAGGCTCATGCGCACCTTCAGAGTGCCTTTATTTTCTGTTAGCCGATCCGTCCCCTCAGTAAACTGAACGCAGAGGGAAGGGATGGGGGCCGCCACACTGGGCGGCAGTTTTTCTTTTGTGGGTACAAAAAGCGCGAAGGCCGCCGGGTTTGTTTCCGTGTAGTCGAAGGAGGAGTCTGCTGCGTTGTCATCCGGGAGCTTGAGCTTAATCTGTTTGCAGATATTCGCATCGGCCCACGCTGTGATCTTGTCAATAATTTGCACGATCGTCATAATGCTGCACCTCCTATACTGTACGGCTTTGACCGAGGGCTATTTGAGCGACGCCCATGTCCTCGCTCCAGTCGTTCACGATATACTCACGGCCGTCAACATTGAGACTCTCGCCGGCTCCCCGGCGAGGAGGAAGATCCTCAACATACGCAAAGAGCAGCAGGCTTGACTCGGCCACTCCGACCTCCGCGCCACCTTGCCGCTCTCTGAGTTTGTCGTCGTCAATGACGACCGGTATGTTTTTGCCCTCGACCTTGTGCATCTCCCCGAACTCGTCGATGTTCAGGAAGATGCCGCGGTCTGCTTTCACCATGTCCTTGAATGAGGACATTATAATTACACCGGATCAGCTGCGTCGAGTGAAGGGGGTTCCTCGCCATCGTCGTATGCTTCAGGTATTTCATTCTCCGGATCCTCATCGTCCTGATCGTTTTCTTCCTGAGTTTCAGCTTTGGCAGCTTCGATCATGGCGATGACGTCGGCCTTCTTGCGAGCGTCTGAAGCATCCACTCCGTAGGCTTTGGCGATCTCCTTCAGCTCGTCGAGCTTCATGTCAAGATTGTATGCAGGCAGCTCGTCGACGTCCTTGCTGCCTGTTTTTGCGTTTTCCGGAGCTTTAGGAGCTGCCGGCGTTGCTGGTGTTGCCGGTGCTTTCGCGGGGGCGTCCACATACACGGCCACGCCAAGCCTGACAAGGCGCGCTTCCTGCTCCGGGGTAGCTGTGAACGGATCATCCGCTGGGGTTTTCGGTATTATCCTGTTACCTTTGCGGTACCCGTAGGTTCCTTTTATGATCTTGATCATCAGTTACCCTCCTATTCTTAGCCGCTTATGACCGTTGCGGAGATCCATGGGTTCTTCTGGTTCGGGATCAGTAACGGGCAGCTTGTGATCGTCAAGGTTCTGGTGTTGCCTTCGGCACTTGCCAGATACTTCGGAACACGTCTTGCTGCGTAGGTGTGGAACTGTCCATCGTACTGTTCGACCTGAGTGACTGCTCCGTACAGTGTGCGGCCAGCTCCGGGAGCTGTAAGGATTACCTTTCCAGCCGGGATGTACTGGGTCATTTGTCCGTCGTCATTCTCATACTGCTCGTCGTAGCTGATGACGGAGATCATTCTGCCGTGAACATTGAGAACGGCAACGAGAGTGGCACCGGCGGGGAGAGTTTTCGGGTCAACGGTTCCGAGGTTGAAGTTCTTAATGTCGAGGAGCTTTTGGATCTTCTCGTTGTTGACGATAGTGTCGGCAACGTCCGGAGCCACGATAAGCTCGGAAGCAGGGAGTCCTCTGGAAGTCAAGAGTCTGGCCATGGCTGCGATGTCTCCGATTATGTTAGCGTCTTCCTGATCCCAGTTAACGTCCGGAGTATAGACTGCCGGATTGCTCGACTCGCTATAAAAGCGGATTTCCTTCTCCTCGTACTTGGTCAGATCGTCAGCGTAGTGTCTCATGATGCAGCCGTTGTTGAGCATGGTCTCGGCTGCCATGGCTTCCTCACGTCTGGAGATCATTTCGCTCATTTCGTCGGCGTCCTTCAGCAGCAGAGCACTTTCACGCTGCTGAGGTGTCAGTTTGCTGAATAGAGCCTCGCCGAAGCCTCTTTTCTTGAGGTCGTCAATGGTAAGCACTCTGCGGGGTGCGATAAACGGAGGGGTGTATCTCTCCATGTAGTAGCCCTCGCGAGTGATAGTAACGCCGCCCTTTCTCGGCGATACGAATGGGGCCAGCTTCTTGCTGCCGTCCTTGTACTCAACGAGCACGTCGTCAGTCGCAAAGATGTCAGTCGCGTCGTTGGTCGGGAAATATCTGTCGCGCAGGAATGTGCGAAGGGGCGCGAGCTGCTCCACTGCCATGAGCAGGGCGTGGGTGCTGTAAATGTCAAATGCCATTTTTCATTCCTCCTTTATAGTGTGACAGCGTCATCGAGAAGGATGCCGCCCTTGCGGAGGTTCTCCTCGTCGACCTTTGTCAGAGTGTAGCCTGTTTTTACAGTGAGTTTATTGCGGTTGAAGTGGCCTGTCCTGTATGCCAGAGCGTTGACAGGATCACTGGCTCCCTCACCTGTGTCGACATCCTGAGCGAGGATGCAGTTGGCTGTCAGGGTTTCATCCGTTTTAGCGGCAGTCCCGAGGATGACCATGGCATTATCGCCGCCGGTGCCGGAACTCAATGCGAGAACTGTGCCGCGGGTTACGATGCCTTGACCAGCTCTCAGGGGTACGGTGAATACGTCGGTCTCCGGAGTGTTCTGGTTGATCAGGTTATCGAAGCTCACGGATCCGAGATTTTCGTCGAGTCTGCTCATTACTTTCTACCTCCGTTCTTCATTTTGTTGTAGACGTCCACGATCGCGCTCACCTGTTGAGCAACGTCGGGTTCGTCGTCTTGGTTCCCTGAGTTGGGAGCTGCACCGACACCTTCTGCTCCGGATGCTTTGTAGTCCTTTGCAGAGTTGTCAAGGTGCTGTTTGCCGAGCTGGGCCTGCTTCTGTAAAGCCTTCAGGGAGAGCTCTGCTGCTGTGCAAGGCTTCTCGCCATATTTGGCCTCAGCCACGAGCTGGGGATCGCCGACCGCTGCCTCGATGCTCTCGATTTCCTTAATGCGAGCTCTCTCGGCTGCGATGGCCTCGGCTGTAGCTGCTTCCCTTGCGGCCGCTTCAATTTGAGCGACGAGCTCAGGATGCTGCTGTCTTAATTCTTCGAGTGTCATGGTTTTCTTGCCTCCTTCATTGGATTTTGGTTTTTCTATTCCAGCCGCGGAGCCTTTAGGCGCTGCGGATGAAATGCTTTTTACCGGGATATTTCCGGGAATATTGTGCAGCCCTTTGATGTTGTGCTTTATGCCATTGACAAGCAGTACGGTCTTGTCTGCACTCATGACCATTTGAGGGCCTGAGCCTTCCAGTAATGTGTCGGCGAAGCCCTTCTCGATCGCTTCTTTGCCCGTCATCCATGTCTCCTTTGTCATCATGGTGCGAAGGGTTTCCACGTCGGTGCCGGTCTTTGCTGAGTAAATCTCAGCGATGGCCCTTTCAGCTGCGTCGAAGCCCTTGATGATCTGCTTGAGCTCGGTTATGTTGTAATAATCATAAAACAGGCCGCTGACTCCGTGGATCATCACAAGGCTGCCGGGATATACCGCCACCTCGTCGCCGCTGCACATAATAACGCTGGCAGCGCTGGCCGCGATGCCCTCGACGATGACCTTCTTGGTTCCTGTGAGGCCCTTGATGGCGTTGTGAATTGCGATGCCGGTGTAAAGATCGCCGCCCACACTGTTGAGCTTGATGGTGATCTTGCTTTTCCCCTTGACGACTTCCAGATCTTCAAGGAAGCCCTCGGGGGTGATATACAGTCCGGGCAGTGGTTCACCAGTCCACCAGTCTGTCGGCTGGCTGCTCATTATTTCGCCGTAAAGGGTGATCTCGCCCTCGTCGTCGGACACGGACGCGATATTCCAGAACTTTGGCGCGGTAGCCGGGGCCGCCTGTGCTCCGTTAATCATCCGGAGCGTTTTTCTTTTTTCCATTGTCATCACCTTCCTTTATCGCTTCGAGTATTACGGCTTTGACGGCGTTGGTGAGCTGTGTGCCACCGCCTTCCATGATGCCATTCGCCTCCGCGAGTTTGGCGTTTTCTCGTGCGAGCTGCTCGATGTTTGCCTCCCATTGGCCGCCGTTGAGCCTGATGGTTGACTGTTCTCGAGTTGTGAAGCCTTCGCCGACTGCGAGGATCTCGGCCGTGATTTCCTTGACCGGATCGAGCTGTCCTTGGCTTGGGCCGATCCATTCGCATCCGAGCCATGCAGCACGGATCCCCGGATCAGAGAAAAAGCCGGGGGCAATTATTCGGCCACGGGCCACCGCTTCGGCCATCCATACCTCGTAGATGGGGCGGCAGAAGTCATTCGCGAACCATTCGCGGCGCATCTTGAACGCCTTCCATGCTTCCAGCAGTGCGGCCCTGCTTGCCGAGTAGCTTGCATTGAACGCCTTGAGTAATAGGTCGGCCGGTATTTCCAGAGCTGCGCCCACTTGCTCGCATATAGCACGGGTGAAGGCATCGAAGCCGCTGGACGGTCTCTTAGGATCTGCAAAGGTGACATCCTCGCCCGGTTTCATGATGTTGATCTGGCCCGGGCCCATTTCGTACTCATTGGGATCCGTTGATACTTCCTCTGTATCGCCGCCGACCTCATTGAACGGCATATCTGCCGGGTTTGACTCTGTTTTTATGAAGGCAGTAAAAAAGCTCTCGACGACTGCCGCCGTCAGTTCGCTCTCTGTATACCTCCTGAGTTGTAGCAGAGGTTCAATCACCTGCGCGAGATAACTGACGCCACGATATTGATCCGGGCGCTCTGAACTCATGACCTGCACGATGTTCGGCAGTCCTGTCAGCTCTCCATATGCCAGCACGCGCTTCCACTCGGTAGGCTCTGAGCTATACTGGAGGGGGTATGTGTTCCGGATATGATAGGCCACGATCCTGCCGTCTTTGTCTACCTCAACGCCGTCATATATTCGGTTCCCGTCCTTGGTCTTGCCGAACGTGTTGATCGGGCCCATGGCTCCGGCATAGTCCGGAGTGGCCACACGATCGGCCTCAATGAGGTGGATCCGCAGGCTATACGGTTCGAGTGGGGTGACGGGGTATTGCTTGAATAACGCAAAGACGTCGCCACTGGTCAGCCACGAAACAAGTGCGAGCTGCTGCATGGCATAGAAGTCATTGATGCCGGTGGCATCGCAGGCGTGCTTGCGCGTAGCCCATAGAGCAAATTCAGCCTCGGTCTTTTTCTGCCATGCCTCTGCATCTTCAGGAGATAGTCCCAGTCGTTCGCGGTCGATCCTGCTTTTCGGTTTCAGGCCGATGCCGATGACATTTGTGCGGTTGGTATTGATGGCGCTGGTTGCGATCGGTGCGGCCATATAAAGCATACGAGCTCGCTGCCGGAGGGTGAAGTTGTTCTGGTTGATGTCCTCGTGAGGGCTGCCGCTTGGCGCGTTAAAACCTTTGAGCGATTTCCTTTGCCAGCTGGCACCAGCTTCCCCGTAGCCCTTATTTATTGGCCGAGCTACCGCTTTTGCGTTTGGCTTTGCTATTTGTTCGATGGTGCTCACCTCCTTCAAAAATATTTGAGCAGGGAAGGGAGAGAAAGGAGCAAAACTCTCCCGGCCCCGCTATATGTTAAAGCCCCGGGGAGGGCGTTTAACCATTTTTACCAGTCCCGGGGAACGACGCCGACTGCTCGGCGTGGTTTGCCGCCGGCGAGCTCTGCCTCGAGCTCTGCGATTTCTTGCTTTAGTTCTTTGATAGTGTCCCGGATCGCTGCGAGGTCGGTGTTGTACCTCGTCAGGTTTCTGGATCCGATGCCATAGCTTTGGACGCCGCCGCTGAGCATTTCCGCTTCGCGTTTCAGGTAGAGGGTCAGCCTTTCCCTTGCACTCGTCAGGTCGGCGGTGATGGCTTCCTTGGTTCGCATTGTCGTCACCTCCTTGACTGTTACCAGTCGTCAAAAATATCGCGCTTTTTGCGCGTTGGTCTTGGCTGCTGCACCGGT